AAGTGTGATGCGAGTGTGATCTGTATCCCATCGAAAGTTGTGGGATGAGGAATTTTCTCTGTGCGTCTGGACGCGAGCCGAAGGCGCTCGCGGCCACCCCCCGGGGCGAAGGCGCGCGCCCGCGCCAGCGCGTGTCTGCGCACCCGCGCGATGCGCAGACACGGCACGCGCATACACGCAACGCACGGCGCATCAGCGCCCGGAGCGCCCTGCGTTTCCGGCCCTCTCCGGGCGCGCGTGTCTGTGGTGTGCGAAGCGCTAGTGAGTGTCTGCGCCAGTGTCTGGCGCGATGTCGGCGAGGCGCGCGTCGATCTCTTCGAGTGTCATCTCGCTTGAACTTTTCGACACGTTTTGCGCGCCGGTTTTGAGCACTCCGGCGAGCTCTAAAAGTGTTCGCGCAGATTGTGCGCGCGCTGCGGCAGGAGCTTCAAAATCGCGACAAATCGCCTCCAAAGTTTCCCTAGCAAGCGCCACCGGGTCTGCGATGGCGTCCAGACCCGTCTTAGCTTGCGCCAGCTTGACCGGCTTAGGGCGTCGTTTGGGGACGTTGCGAGGCGCGCGTGACATAGGGTTGAACCTTCGCGATGGCGCGAGCGCCGTGGTACCGGCAAAGCCCGGTGGCTTTGAACGCTGGCCGATTGCAATGAGGGCAACGAGGCGCAAGGCCGCTGGCAAAACCCGCCTTGCGCGCAGCAGCGAGGAACGCCGGCGGCGCCGTCTTTTGCCCTCCCCATGCATGGACGCGCGGAACGCTGGCGCGCTTTTTCGAAGGGCGCCAGTCGGCGCGAGTGAATTGCGTTTCGCTCATGCAACCAAGAGTACACACAACCGCAGGCCACGCGCAATTCGGAAAAACACTTGATTTGGACGAATTCGCGGAGTGGCGCAGAATTGCTGGGTTTCGCGCTGGGCGTGTGCAACCCGTAGCCTAGGGTTAAATCGACTGCGGAGGCCTTGGACCGGGGTTGGCGTGTCTGCCTGCTACCTGAGGGCGTCGAAAAATCTTGGCCGTCTGAGGGCCAAACGCGGGGCTTCTACGGCATGGTTGGATCGAAGCGCTTTGGCGCGCCGGGGGCAAGGCGGGACCATGTCCAATAATGTCTCGCATTGTCTCTTGTTTCATGGTATGGAGGACGTTGGCCCTTGGATTGTCTGAGGACCGATTGGAGCTAAGTGACTGATATGACTACGAAATATGACCACGTTGAACTCGGCCGCGCGTTCCGGCCGGTAGTTCTGGCGCACTTGAAAGGTTTGGGAACATGGCCCGGCTATATGGCCGCGCAGGGATGGGCTGGACGAAGCGAAGGATTGCGAGGCGCGGAGATCAGGGCCGCTTGCGAAGCTTTGGGCGTCGATCTCGAAGCTCTGCGCGCTCGATTTCTCGCGACGCCAACCGTCGCGACAATCGACGGCGAAGTTCCCGCGAACGAAGTTCCCGACTATCTCCGTCCGCTCATGAGCGATGGCGAAAGCATGAACGCGACGGCGCCAGCGGGAGAGGGCGCCGGGTTCGAGGGCGCAGACGTTGAAGAAACCATCGCGCAGGCGCTGGCGGAAGCTTCGCCGCACATGACGCCATTTCTCGCTGGCATTATGCCGGGTTTGATCAGGCCTCTCGTGGAAGCGGCCGTGCGCGGCCCGCGCGTCATCGTTCAGCGCGCGCCAAGCGTTTCCGGCGCCGGCAATGGCGCGGCGCAGGGCGCGGCGCCGACAGTTGTCGTCAACGTCTTACGGCGCAGTCCCCTGGGGCGCACGTTCGACTTGCGCAGGAACGAGGGCGGCGCATTGTGGGCGCACATTTTGCAAACGACATATGTTGACGTTTGCGACTATGGCGACGCGCCCGCAATCGATCCCGACTACGTTTGGTCGCCTGAGGTTCTGGCGCAACTGGCGGCGCAAGACGTTTCGGGCTTGAACGCTTGGTTGTACGGCCCGGCGGGCGTTGGCAAGACCGACGGCGTCGAGCAATACGCCGCTCGACTTGGCCGGCCCTTTGTTCGCATCGCAATCGAGCGGACCACGGAACCGGCGGAACTCATTGGGCAGATGATGCTGGCGAAAGATGGCGGCATGGCGTGGGGCGACGGGAAACTCACTGCCGCGTTCCGTGTGCCGCGTTGCGTCATCTTGATCGACGAACCGACATTGCTCCGGAGCGGAACGTTGGCGGTATTGCAGACCGCGCTGGACAAGCGGAGGCTCTGGCTTGCTAGCGGCGAAGTTGTTGACGCTGCGCCCGGCGTCTTCATCGTCGCAGCCGACAACACCAACGGTTGCGGCGACGATAGCGGAAGGTACGTGGACACTGCGCCGGTGAACGCGGCATTCTTGGACCGCTTCGCGATGCGCACGGAAGTCTCGTATCTCACTGCGACGCAAGAAACCGGGATGCTGTCGCACCGGGCTGGCGTTCACCCGGCAGTGGCGCGGATCATGGTTGACTACGCCAATCTCACGCGGGCGTCCGCTGACAGCGGGAAACTCACGATGGGCGTTACCCCCCGGCGATTGCTGGCATGGGCGCGGACGGTTCGCGTAGGGGTTCCTAGCGCGAAGGCGTTCCATAGCATCGTGATTGCAGCGGCGGCGCCGGAGGACCGGGCGACGTTGGAGCAACTGGCGACGACATCGCTCGCCACGGGACACTTGACCATCGACGGCGTTTGCAGAGGGACAATTGACCCGAACGCGCCGGCGCCCGACCCGCACGCGCAAGGGCCTGTTGGGGCGACGGCGCTCCAGTTTCCGGACGATGCAGACACGCTCTGATTTCGAGCTAGGGCGCGCCGCCTTTGGGCGGCGCGTCATGGCGCGCAATCCGCGCGATTTGGAGAGCAACGAACATGTACGATCTTTCAGTCCCGAACGAAAAACCCGGCGTCTGCGCCAAGTGTCGCGGAACCGGCGTCTATGGCTGGGGCGCTTGCGTCAATGGCAAGATGGAGCATTCCGGCCCGTGCTTTTCGTGCAGGGGAACCGGCAAGCAAGATCACGCGCAAATCAAGCGCAACGAGGCCTACAACCGGCACAAAATCGTAACCCTATTCGACAACTGAATTGGAGCAACGAACATGACCCGTATGGTTCTACCGATGGAGTTGTACACGGCGGCGCGCGAGACGTGCCTGCGCCTGTACGTCGCGAACGGCGGTTCGCCGCTCGACAAATGGACGATCAAACCCTACCCCGGGACCGCTGCGATTGCGTACACGCCGGGCTATGCGCCGGGTTATCCCGCGAAGTGGACGCTTTGCATGCCGGCGTTTCCGCTCGACGTGCGCTTGCCCCGCTGGAAGGCGGATCTCGTGGCGGCGTACACGGTTCACGAGTTGCTTCATGCGCTCTGGACCGATTGGAACATCGTCGCGGAAAGCCGGGCGCGCAACGTCCACAATCTCGTGAACGCGCTCGAAGACAATCGCATTGAGGCGAAGGCTTCCAAGGGCGATCTCGTGATGGTCTCGGAGGCGCGAAAGCTTTTGGTGGCGCTCAACGATCATATCGCCCGGCGCGCCATGGCCAATGTGGATTTCAGCTTCGAAGACCCGGCGCAGTTTTCGTTTGTGCTCAACTTGGTCATTTTCGCGGAAAAACTTGGTTATCAGTCGGCGCTGCCCAAAGACTGGCGCAAGCGCATTCGTCCCGAATGGGCGGCGCTCTTCGATCTTGCGCTCGCCCGGTTCGACGCGCTCAAATCGACTAACGACTGCCTGCAACTGGCGCTCGATCTCAAGGCGCTTGCAGCGGCGGCGCCAAAGGCGAAGTCGAACCTGCCCCCGCCGGCCGTCGCGCCGGACGCGCCCGGGCCGCAAGGGCCGCACGAAGTGCTGACGCCCCAGGCGCCGGCGCCACGCGAGCCGGAGATCGTGGAAGACACGAGCGATAGCGTCGAGGAACCGCAGGGAAGCCCGCCGGACGGCGTCGAGGGCGAAGGCGGGGCGGAACCCGCTCCGGAGGGCGACAAGCCGCTGGCGGACGTTCCTGAGCCCGCTAAGGGCGACGGCGCGGAGGGCGACGAAGTCAACGAGGGCAACGACGCGCCGGACCAAGTGGCCGGCGACGGCGCGCAGATGGGTTCGCGCGGCGCAGGGCCGGTCAAGCCGGAGCCGGAAGAGGAAAGCGCACCAAGCGCCGACTTGTCGGACGCGACGCAAGCCTACGAGGAAGCAAACCTCGACGACGTGGCGCGAGACACTGCGAAAGAAGCCGGCGCGAGCAAAGACCAAGTCTCGCGTGACGCGATGCACGCCACGACCATCTTGAACATTGCCCCGATGGACGAAAGTTTCGTGTTCAACGGCCGGGGCAACGCCAAGCAGGCCGGCGCGATGATCGAGAGCCCGGCGAAACTGCGCCGGCACTTGACGATGGCGGTCAAGAGCCCGGAACGGGTCGGGACCGAACGCCGGCAAGTGTCGGGCCGGCTGGACATGCAGAACCTAGTCGGGTTGGCGTCCGGCGCGCCAAACGTGTTCCGCCGGCGCGTCGAGGAAGAGGGCCGCGAGGCCGCTGTCACCATCTTGCTCGATGTTTCATCGAGCATGGAAGGCATGCGCTTGGCGGCCGCCAAGGCAATGGCGCTCCACATGGGCGACGCGCTCAAGGCGGCTGGCGTGCGGTTCGAGATCGCGTGCTTTGACGATGGGCGCTTGGCCACGCCCAAGCCGTTCGCCCGGGGATGGGCGGCGGACACGCAGCGCGCCGTGGCGAGCGTGCGCTACCTCAACGGGACCGCCATGCTGCCAGCGATGAAGCAATGCGCGGAGCGGCTGTTGAAACAGGGCAACGTCACCCGGCGCATTTTGCTCACGCTCACGGACGGCCAGGACAGCTACAGCGCCAGCGCGAACCAAGCCTTGTGTGCGTTCTACCGGTCCCGGGGCGTCGAGATTGTGGGTATCGGCTTGATGGTCCCGGGTCTTGAGAAGACGTTTAACGGCGCGTTTGTGTATGTTCCAAGCGCGCTCGATCTTTCCGCCATGGGTCTGGCGGCGCTTGTGAGAGCGCTCGACAAGGGCGCGCCGCGCATGGCGTGAACGCGAGCTTATGCCGGGCGCCGCAAGGCGCCCGGCATTGGCGGGCGCTCAAGCCCGATTGGAGCAATGAACATGGAACAACAGGAAATATGCCTCTTGGTGATAGGCGCCATCGCGGGGGTGTTAATCGCCCTTGCGCTCGCGCGCATGCTGACGGGGAGAGCGCCCTGAACCGATTACCTACGCACTGGCGGCGGAATTAACCCGGCATATCGAAGCCAACCCTTGTTGGCATGGACAAGGGCGCGCCTCGCATGGCGTAAGCGCCAAATAGAGCCGGCGCGGGTCAATCCCTCGCCGGCTCCGACTAGGCCGGTAATTTCGTCCGAAAGCCATGATTGCTCGCGAAGGCGCGAAGGCGCGCTAGGTCTGCCTCGCTCAATTCCCGCTTCTTGGCCACGCCAAGGTAATGGCGCATGGCGCTGGCCTCGCCGGCGGTCGGCAGACGGCCAAGCATCAAACCCCCCTCTTCATCGCCGTTTTGCGTGACCTTGGCGAACGCCAACGCCTTCTTGGCGGCGGTCCATTGCCGGGCGGTCTCGCAACCCGTGACCATAAGCTGAAACCCCCCGGGGACGGCGTAAACGTGTCCCTTGGCGCCATTGATCCGCCAGTCGCCGCATTCGTCGCGGCGCAAGGCGCGGTCCCGGCTGCCAAGAGCCTTCGCCAGTTCGAGCAACGCCGGGCGCTGCAAAGCGGGAGGGTAACGATCCATGCGGCGCAGCCTGACACGGCCGAACGCTCGCGTCAACGCGCGAGCAAAGCCGTGTCTGCGCCCCCCGGCGCGCCGGCCCTCGGGAGCGCTAGGCAAAACGCCTTATACGGCCTTTCGGCCCCGGGTTTTCCGTAAGGATTTCCAGGGAAATTCGAACTTGCCTTATAGCGCCAAACGGCCCCGGCCCGGCACTAGCGCTTCCAGCCCAATTCCGAACCCGCCCCGGTTCGCCGGGCGAAACAAAACCCTTGACCCAACGCCCAGCGAATGCTACCCCAGGTGTCGAGGATGTCGCCCCGAGCATATGGGCCGGCATCCTTTCTGGTTTTCCGAGGGTCCGACAGCTCCAACAGCAGTCCAACAGCAATTTCGTGTCATTGTTGGTAAAACCAGGGGTCTTTTTCCCCCGCTTTTCAATCCCTTAGCCGAACGCCCAACAGCTCCAACAGCAAACCCCTCGCGCGTACGCGCGAGGACGCATTTTCAAACTCGTGACAACATATTCTCAGTGTTATTAACGACTTTGAAAATACTCTCTTCTCGTATTACCCCCCCCCTTTTGCTGTTGGTCATTGTTGGTAATTATAGATAAGTAGATGATAAGAAAGGAGAAAATTGGGTCGCAATTACCCAACAGGACAAAGATTACGCGCTGTTGGAGCTGTCGGAGCTGTTGGACCCCCGCCTCAGACCCGCAAACGGTCAAGCTCGTTCCGGATCGCCCGACGCAAAAAATCCGACAAAGTTATCTGCTCCAGATCAAGATGCGCCTTCGCCTCCAAAGCCCAACTTTGAGGGACCGCAACACTTAATTGTGTAGCATAAACCTCACGAATGTCTCGCTTTTTGTACCCGGGGAACCTACGCCCAAAACTGTCGGCCATTTGATGCCTCCTTCGTTGTAGAGGGAATTCCCATAAACTTAAACAAAGCATTTTGCAACCCCCCGCTTGACAAGCTAAGACGCGCATGGTATCGCCGGCGTCATGTCCAAAGACCCCCGAACTTTCATTTTCGCCATTGACCCCGGGATCAACGGAGCCTGGGCCGTCCTGAATTGGACAGGCGAGCACATGGGTTGCGGCGAACTTCCGAGGTTCGAAAAGGCTCTTAATGCAGTCGAACTTAGTAATTTATTCGATGGTTACGCTCCCGAGCAAGCGATCATCGAGCGAGTTGGAGCCATGCCAAAACAAGGAGTGACATCGACATTCAACTTTGGGGTTTCATATGGCATGTGCCGAGGCGTCGTCGCGGCCACCGGAACGCCCCTCACGCTTGTCTCGCCCGGTCGCTGGAAGAAACATTTCGGCTTAATTGGAAAGGCCAAAGATGCTTCAAGACAACTCGCGACAGAATTATTCCCGAGCGCCTCAAGTCATTTGAGCCTCAAAAAGCACGTTGGGAGGGCCGACGCCCTGCTTTTGGCGCGCTACGGGTTCGAAATGAAGCACGGGAGAGCCCCGAAATGACCCTGATTGCACTCGCTTTGTTTGTGTTAGGGATGTTCTTCTCGCACGGCGCCGGCCTTTTGGCCGAAGACAAAGAGCCCTACGGCCTCTGGCTTGCGATCACGTGGGTTCTGTGGGGCGGCGCCGTGGCTCTGTTCATCCTGTGAACCCGAACCTCGAACTCATGCCTTTCCAGGAAGAGGGCTCTGATCTCCTGGCGAAATCGCGCCGGTGCCTGCTGGTTTGGGATCCAGGCACGGGCAAAACCCCCACCGCAGTCCGGGGCGCCGTCAAAGCGCAAACCGCGCGGGTTCTGGTGTTCTGCCCGCCCATCGCCACCGGCGTCTGGCGCGACCACTTCCAAGACTGGTCCGAATATCGCGACATCAGGGTCTACGACACCCGCGCCGGCATTCGCCCGTTCGGCTTCATGGAGGGCCAAGGCGTCCGGATCGTCGCTTACTCCCGGCTCCGCGAGGCCGGCGTCGTGATCAAGGCGGCGTCAAAAGAGCCCTGGGACGCGGTGATCCTCGACGAGTGCCACTACCTCAAAAACCCCGGCGCGCTTCGCACCAGGGGCGTGTATGGCCCCAAGATCGATCTCGCAGGCACGCCCCTGGCGAGCGCCAAGCACATCTGGGCGCTCTCCGGGACGCCCATTCTCAATCACGCCGCCGAGTTTTGGACCCATCTTCACGCTCTCGCCCCCGACACGATCATCCTCCCCCAGTTGGGGGTCATGGGTGAAGGTACGTTTACGGATCGGTTCTGTCACACCCAGCAGACACCCTATGGGGTTCGTATATTAGGGAGCCGGAATTCGAGCGAACTCGCTGATCGCGTCAAGCCGTTCGCCAACCGCAAACGAATGCGGGATGTTCTTCCCGAGATGCCCGAGCTTCGCATCGTCGAGCACCCGCTGCCGGCAGACACGTTCATCGAGAAAGAACTGCGCCGGGAGCTTGCATCAGCAATCCTCGTCCCGGGATTTACCTCCCAGGATTTCAACGATCTCGACGACGACGAGCTTCTGGCGGCGGTTCAGGCTGGCGCCGTGGGCTTTTCGACCGTGCGGCGGCTCATAGGGAGAGCCAAGGTCGAAGGCGTCGCCACGCTGGCGAACGATTTTCTCGAAGACAACGAAGACAGCAAGCTGATCGTGTTCGCGCACCACCAGGAAGTGATCCGTGATCTCGCAGACACGCTCAAGGCGCACGCGCCCTTGGTGATCACGGGCGCGACCGCAATGCACGTTCGAGAGAACCACATCAAGGAATTCCAGAACGACCCGAAGGTGCGCCTGATCATCCTGGCCATCGAAGCCGCCGGCGAAGTCATCACTTTGCATGCGGCGCACAATGTGATCATTGCGGAACCCTCGCCCGTTCCCGCGAAGAACCTCCAGGCGATAGCCCGCGCCCATCGCAAGGGGCAAAAACACCCGGTTCTGGCGCGCTTCGTGCTGCTTCCTGGCACTCTTGACGCCCGGCTCATGTCCATCGTGGCGCGTAAAACACGGGAGATCGCTCAGATCGTGGACGGTGCGCCGAGCACGAAGCAAAATGTGGGGGTTGACTTCCCGGAAGAGACCATATAATACACTTCGAGACACAAAGGAACACTGCTTTGACCATCAAGATCGTATTCACGGGTTCGACCTGGACCGAGATCGAGGCGCAACTGCGCTCTTACCGCACGCCGAGCGCTTCGCCGGCGGACCCGACGCCCGACATCGACGACGTTGAAGACCCGCCGGAAGTTGCGGCTTCGATCAAGGCGCATGTCGCGAAAAACCCCAAGATGCCCGAGCCCCCAGCCGCTATGCCCAAAGGCGCGAAAGGGCGCCATAAGCTGCCGACGATCCCCGAGATCATCGCCGCGACCGAACCCTCAGCGCCGGAACCCGAGCCCGCTGCGCCCAAGGCCGCGCGCGAGGTTCCGACGCTCGACATGCTCAAGGCGACGGTCACTCAGGCGGTGCGCCAAGCGCAGAAGAAAGAAGGTCCGGCCAAGATCCTCGAATTGCTCCCGGCTTTCAAAGCCAAGACCGGGTTAGAGTACATCATGAATTCGGAAGAAAAGCATCGTGAGGCGCTCTTCGAATTGGTCGAGGAAGCCGGGCTCTGATCCGATGGCTCGCCATGCCCGCCTTGGGCCTTCATCCAGCGACATTTGGCTGACGTGCCTACAGGCGCCGGCTGAATGGGCCAAGCATCCGCCGAAGAAGGCGGGTTGGCATGCAAAAGAAGGTTCCCTTGCTCACGCGCTCTGTGAAGCGGCGATCAAGATCAACGCAATACCGTGGAAAGCGGGCATGAGTTTCGACGTGGACGGCGAACAGATCACGGTCACTGACGAGATGCTCGACGCGGTGGCGCTGTTCACTTCGACCGTCGGCTCGCTTTCCGAAGCGTGCCTGTGGCGGATCGTCGAGAGCGAAGTGTCGCTTGGGTGGCTCTGGGAAGAGGGCGCGCCCGAGCGGGTGTTCGGAACTGCCGACTTTGGCGCTTGCGACGGGTTCACGCTCTATGTCTGTGATTTCAAGTATGGCGCGGGCAAAGCGGTCAAGGTGGACCGGAACACCCAACTTCTTTGCTATGCCCTGGGCATCCTGGGCCGGCTCAAGATCGAGCGCCCGGATCTCGCAGACACCATCGAGAATGTGTGCGTGATGATCGTGCAACCCCGTGCCGGAGGGAGCGCCATTCGTACTTGGACCATCAACGTGGGCGACCTGATTTACTGGGGCTACGCCGTGCTCAAGAGCGCCGTCGATCAGATCACGTCCGGCGCGACGCTCCCTCTGGTGTCGGGCTCGCACTGCTTCTTTTGCGCCGCCAGCATCGACTGCCCCGAGTACCACAAGATGCGCAACGCCAAAATCAAAGAGGCGTTTCCCGACGACTTGACGCTCGACGAACTGGAGCCGGTATGAGACGCTTCAAATCCGAGCATATCAGTGACATTCTCAGGGCGTTCGACGCCCGGGATCGAATTCGCGCCCGGTCCCCGGGCGCGGAGTATGAAGCGGTCTTATCGGACCAAACGGACCTATCGGAACCAAAGGACCAAGCCAATGCCAGTCTCGAAAATCCTCACGCCGAAGGGCGTCGCCAGCTTCCTCACGCTCCAGAAGCCGAGGGCGATCAGCGAAGGCGCTGAACCGAAGTATTCGATCAACATCATCTTCGACAAGGCGGCGCAGGCGACGACCGAGTTCGCCAACCTCCAGAAGGGCATCGACCAAGCGGTCAAAGAGTTCTGGCCGGCCAAGCTGCCACCCAACTTGCTCTCGCCCCTGCACGACTGCGGCGACAAGGCCGGCCAGTACGAGGGCTACAAGGCGGGAGACATCTACATCTCGCCGTGGAGCAAGCTCGCTCCGGGCTGCATCAACGCCCGCAAGGAAGACATCATCGACTGGAGCGAGTTCTACGCCGGCTGGATCGTGCGCGCCAACGTGCGGCCGTTCGCCTACGACAAGGCGGGAAAGCGCGGGTGCTCTCTTTTTCTGGAGAACGTCCAGTTCATCCGCCCCGGCCCGCGCCTCGACGGTCGCAAGAGCGCCGCCGAGAGCTTCCCGGACGACATCGACGAAGAAGAGATGGTCTGACCGAGGGCGGCCCTTCGCCACCCAGAAAGCCAGACCGGCGCGAGCGTTTCAGAGCGCACCCTGGGGCGCTCGCGCCACCCCCTTTGCCAGACACCGGAGATTTTCGATGAGTGACATCGAAGCTGAATACCCGCGTCCGTCAGTCCAGGCCATGCTCGCCATCGAGCGCGCCGTTACCGAAATCGACACGATCCTGGACGAGCGCAAGCAAATCCACGGCGACTTCACTGACGACGCCGGGACCGCACAAGCGCTCAAGGATGTCATGCGGGCGGCTATGAATTGGAATGACCTAACTCCCGTTCAGCGCGAAGCCTTGGAGCATATCGCCACCAAGATCGGGCGAATTCTCTCTGGCGACCCCGGGCATCGCGACCATTGGGAAGACATCCAGGGCTATGCCCGCTTGGTCGGGGAGCGCCTGTGACTTTCCCCGACAACATGAAATACGACACAGACACGCTCGACCGGATCGCCGAGCTGTGGGCGCGGGATCTCAAGACGCTGACCATAAGCCAGCGGCTCAAGATCCCGCACGGTTCCGTCTGTCGCTTGGCGCGCAACGCGCGTATGCGGGGCGACGAGCGGTTCCCGGCGCGGCTCAACCAGCCAAAACGTAAACGGAAAGCGCTGCCGAAGCTGCCGCCGCCAAGGAGCGTTCCGATGGTCAAGCGCAAGGTCGTGCGCAAGCCGCCCGCTCGACTTCTTCCGGCGTTGAAAACCGCTGTCCACCCCCGGATCTGGGAACTGACGGCGAACCAGTGCCGCTACCCGGTGGAAGAGCCCGAGCCGCGCGACCATCGTTTCTGCGCCAAGCCGCAGAAAGAGGGTTCGCCGTATTGCTCCGAGCACGAAGAGCTATGCACCGGGGCGCCGCGCCCGAGGCGGACGGCATGACCAAAGTCGTCTCGCTCGACTTCGAATTGGGAAGCCTGCTCAATCTGCGCGAAGTGGGCGCGGACGTGTGGAGCAAGCACCCGTCCACGCTTCCCATTATCGCTGGATATGCGCTTGATCATGTGCGCCCCTGGACCATCATCTTCGACCTTATATCCGAAGGTGGTGATCCTTCGGCGATAAACTACACTCGGAAAAATGAAAGCGAATTGCTCGACGCAGTCGCCGAGGGCGCCGAAATCCATGCGTGGAACGCGCCCTTCGAATGGGCGGTGTGGAACAACATCTGTGTCCCCCGCTTCGGATGGCCAGCGCTTCCTATCGAGCGGTTCCATTGCACGATGGCGGCGGCGGCGTGCGCTGGGCTCCCGATGTCGCTGGGCGACGCGGCGCAAGCGTTGGGCTCGCCCTACCAGAAAGACATGGCCGGGCATCGCAACATGCTGCGCATGGCGCGGCCGCGCCAGATCGAGCCCGATGGAACCGTCCACTGGTGGCATCGCGAAGAGCCGGCCAAGCTCAAGGCGCTAATCTATTACAACCTCGACGACGTGCGGGCCGAGCGCGAGATCCATCTTCGCATTCCGCGCATGACGAAGCGCGAGCGCGAAATCTGGCTCGTCGATCAAAAGATGAACGCCCGGGGCCTCCCGGTGGACCGCGATCTTCTGACCGCGCTGCACGCGATCACGCTCCAGGAACTTCTGCGCCTGAACGCCGAGATCGCCCGGCTCACCAACGGCGTAGTGACGGGCTCCGCACAGAACATGAAGCTCTTGGCGTGGGCCACGTCGAAGGGCTATCCCCACTTGACGCTCGAACGCGAAACGCTCGACGCCTTCGTCCAGACACCCGAATTCAAGGGGCTGGCGTCTTACGTCCAGGAGGTTCTCGCGCTTCGCGCCGAAGCCGCTAAGACTTCGACCGCCAAGCTTCACACCATCGCCCAATATTCGCAGATCGACGGCGTCGTCCGCAACCTCGTGCAATACGGCGGCGCGGTGCGCACGCTGCGATGGGCGGGCCGAGGGCCGCAGATCCAGAATTTCCCACGGCCGATCATCAAGAACGTGGACAGCGCCATCGCCGAGATCAAGCAGGGCATGGACGCCGGCGGGCTTAGGCATTTGTTCGGCAAGCCGCTCGACGTGGTGTCCTCGTGTCTGCGCGGCGTGTTCGCGGCGCCGGAGGGGCGCTCTTTCGTAGTCGCCGATTATCACGCCATCGAAGCCATCGTGATCGCGTGGCTGGCTGATTTCGAAGAGATGCTCGACGTGTTTCGCGCCGGCGAAGATGTCTACGTGTTCACCGCGAAGGGCGTCGGCTCGTCAAACCGGATGCTGGGTAAAGTTCTGCGTCTGGCGTGCGGCTACGGCATGGGCTGGCATAAGTTTCTCGACACGGCGGCTAAGGCGAACCTCTTCCTGACGCCAGTGACGGCGCAGGACGCGGTCCGAAATTTCCGGCGCGCCAACGCGCCCATCGTCTCGCTTTGGCACGCCTGCGAGAACTGCGCCAAGAACGCGATCCTGTCGCCCTCCGATACCTTTCAGTTCAAGAAGCTCAAGTTCCGCATGGCGAACCCGAAGGGCCGGCTTGCCGGCGCTTTGCTGATGGAGCTTCCGAGCGGGCGCAACCTCGTCTATCGCAACGCCCGCCTCGAAAGCGAACGGATCGTGTTCTGGGGCGTCAACCAGTTCACCCGCAAATGGTGCGAGCAAGACACCTACGGCGGCAAGCTGGTCGAGAACGCGACCCAGGCGGTCGCGCGCGATCTGCTCGCCGATGTCATCGTCGAGTTGGAGACTGTGTTGACGGTCAACCACTATCCTGACGCTCTTCTGACGACGGTTCACGATGAAGTCATCGCCATGACGCGCGAAGAGAACGCCCAAGATCTTCTTCGCACGATGAAGATAGCGATGAGCGGTCCACCGGCATGGGGCCGGGGGCTTCCGCTCTCGTGTTCCGGCGCGGTTGTCCAACGCTACGGCAAGCTATGAAGCGCCGCCCCGCGCCATCACCGCCCGGCGTCCGGATAGAAGGCCCCTATCGCGGTCCCACTGGCGTCTGGCGCTACAACATCACTCGCGACCGCGACAATGTCTGCCGGTGGGGCAGTCTGCGCACCAAGGATCAAACCGAAGCTTTACGAAAACTGGCCGACATTACCGGCATGCTCAAGCGCGCGGAGGAACAATGACCCGCGTCGCTCTTCTCGCTTTGATCCTGTCGGCGTCGGGCGCCGACGCGCATTGCTTTCGCTATTGGCGATACCCGACCCCGCAACGAGGGTGTGCGGCGCATGCGCCTTATGCTCGCGCTGCTCGCGCGCAGGCGCGCGTGATTGAAGCGCCCAAGGTGTGGAGCGTCGAGATCACCCGGCTTCCTCCCCTCACCGATGACGAACTCCACGATCTTGCTGTCGAGAAACTCAAGGAGCAAACCAAATGAGCCAACAACAAAGACGACTTGAAGAAACCCTTGCCGTCATCGCCGAGGCCGGCGGCGTCGTGGGTAAAATCGTTCGGGGGAAACATTGCAAAATCTTCTGGACCTGCCGCGACAAGAAATTCATCTATGTCATTCCAGGCACCAGCGCCTCGGTGCGCGGGACTTGGAACACCGCCAGCGAAATACGACGATACGCCCGGAGCGCGTGAATGCACGCCTACGACGCCGTCCAGTTCTACGACAAGGGGTTCGGCCCCCGGATGGTGTCGGTCACGCCGGTCGATTGCGAACTCGCGCCGGGCACGTCGCTGCACCCGAAGAGCCGGGGCAAAGCGCCGGGGCGGCTCACGGTGTCGGGCTGGTCGGGCGTAGACGTTAACGCCGAGCGGTTCCGATGCCACGACTACAACGTCGCGAAACTTTGGCGCGACGAATGGGGCGCGAACGTCGGCTTCGTCGCCGGCGACGGCTACATCGTGTGGGACAACGACCAAGGGGAAGAGTTCTCGCGTATCTTCTTCAACTGCCTGAACCCGAAGATGAACCCGCTGCGGCGCTACGTCGCGGCGCCCAAGCACACCCGCGACGCTTTCTTCATGCGGGTGATCGACTTCGTCGGCGACCCTGAATATGTCGCCAATTCGAGCATGAAATTCGTCAACGGGCTCAAGAAGGTTGAAGTTCAGATCCTGGCGCACGGCAAGCAGGCCGTGATCTCTGGAACCCACCCGGACACCCGCGCGCCCTACGTCTGGAACCGCGAGATCGCGAGCATCGACGACATTCCGGTGATCTCGCTCGAAGCTTTCAACGACGCCATAAGAAAATTTGTGGTCGAAGTTAGCGAACTGGGATGGACGCTCGAAGGGGCGCAACCCGTGTCTGGCGTGTCTGCGCCGGCGGTGGCCCCTCGCCGTGGGAACCAGGGTCACGACCAAACTGCTCTGCACGAAGCCATCGCCCAACTCAAGGCGCTCCTGGCGCTGATCCCCAACCGGGAGGTTCCGCCGGGCGAGAAGCCGAACGCTATCGACCAGTGGCTCGACGACTACGACAACTGGACCCGTGTCGGATACGCTTCTGCTGCGTTTCTGGGCGTGTTCGCCGCGACGCCCGAGGCGCTCGACGCCTGGGTGTTCTGGTCGGACGGGCGCGAGCAGGAGCGCCAGACATCGCTCAGTGTCTGGAAGAGCATCCTGCTCCAGCCGCTCAAATATACCTCGATCAGCCTCGTCCATATCGTGAAGTCGCTCGTTCCCGGCGATCCGAGGGACGACTTCCCCGATCTCGCGCCCGACGACCCCGATCTCAAGAGCCACACGCCTACCTGGGATCGTTTCAAGGCGCGCTGGGCGTTCAGCATGTCGCAGGGCTTCATCGACATGGTCACGGGGCGCGTGGTCGATAAGGGCGAGTTCTCAGATGGCCACGCGCATCTTGCCGTGACGTTGCGCAAGGAGCTTGGCGTCCCCAAGGGAAAAAACCCAACGGTCGGGGACATGTTCTTGCGCCGGCCCGACCATGTCGAAGTGTTCGAAGTCACCTATGCGCCGGGCGATCCTTCATTCGTTCCCTCGAAAGACCCGGTGCTCAAGACGTTCAATCGCTGGAAGCCGACGACGGTCGTGGCGCAGGTCGTGTCTGAGGCCGAAATCAAGCCGTGGCTGGACCATTTACTGTTTGTATTGGGCACAAAAGAAGAACGTGATCGTTTCCTGCGCTGGTGCGCCTTCATCTCGCAGTTCCCGGAGCTAAAACCGAACTGGCACTACCTCATCATGTCGCTGGCCGGGTTGGGCAAGGACACGATGGTCGCGCCGATCAAACTTTCGGTTGGCGCCGGCAACTGGCAAGAGGAACTGATCTACTCGCTGGCGAACAACTTCAACGAAGTGGTCGAGCATAAGTTTTTAATCATCGGCGAGACCGCGCAGCCGAAGTCGGGCTTCGTGTCTGCGCAGGATTTCGGCACCCGGCTCAAGCCGCTCCTGGCGCAGCCCCCCACCGAGATCTCGATCAACAAGAAGTTCCGCGCGCCCTACAAGATCCCTAACCGGGGCGCGGTGATCATGTTCTCGAACGACCGGAACCCGCTCCACCTGGAGCGCGGCTCGCGCCGGGTGCATGTCGTCAATCGGCTGGGCGCGAAAACCGGCGTGCTTGACTACTATTGGTCCCTGCACGAATGGCTGCACACGAAAGGCGGCGCCGAACTCGCCGCGTCTTTCCTGCTTTCTTACCCGCTGTCGGAAGCGGAAAAGCGCGAGTTCATCGGCGGCGTCTCACCGGAGAGCGACGACAAAACCGAGCTTGAGCATCAGAACACCCACCCGCAACTGTCGGCGCTCGAAGACGCAATCAAGGACGCTCGCGATGGCATCGCCAAGGACACGCCGCACATGCTGGTGGCGACGGCGGAAGAACTTGCAGGCTACGTCAAGCTCCGGGGGCTCCAATCGCCGTCGCCGCAAAGCGTCAGGACTTGGCTTCTCGACATGGAGCGCCAGAACACTGGGGTCCGTCGTTACAAGATCGACCCCAAAGAAAGCCACCTGTGCGGCGTCGTCAACGCGGTCATCGCGGGTTCGCGCTACGCCGGGCGGTTGTGGCTCCTGGCTGACAACACGCCCGACGGGAGGCCGTGGACGGCGCTCTCGATCAGCGAAGTCGTGGCGATCTGGAAGAACTTGCCAACGGGCAAAGTCGTGCCTCTTCGTGGCGGCAAGAAAGCGTCCACAGGGGACGATTTCCCCGAGGATCAGGGCGAAGAGCCGGTGTGAAAGTTGACATAACGGCACAAGACAACTATGTTTGTTACATCGACTTTAACAAGGAATTCGCCAATGCCCAGCGCGCAGCGCAAGCCCACGGCGCCGGAACGGCCCATCTCCATCGGCGGTCTCGCCGAACGTCTG